TCTGGTGACCCATCGCACATGATCGCTGCTTTGAACTTCTTTGTCAGTCTCGCGGCCAATGACTATGTGGAGATCATGTGGCGACCATCAAATGTGGGTGTCAGCATTGAGCATTTTGCAGCCAGCAGCTCACCGACTAGGCCAGTAGTGCCATCAGTCATTGCCACACTTTCTTTTGTGTCCAATTTGTCTACAGAAACAGCATAATTGACCTATGGCACTCATACCTCTCAAGATCCCACCAGGCGTGTACCGCAACGGCACTGAATACCAATCTGCTGGCCGGTGGTTTGACGCCAACCTTGTGCGTTGGTTTGAGAACACTCTCAGACCGATTGGCGGCTGGCGCAAGAAGGTAGCAACGCAAATGTCCGGCAAGTGTCGATCCTTGCTTACTTGGCGTGACAATGGCGCAACTGCGTGGGCCGCATTGGGAACTAATTCAAAACTTTATGTTTTGAGTGGAACTACCAATGTTTTAAAAGATATTACGCCTACAGGATTTTCTTCTGGCGTTGAAGATGCAACTATTTTGACTGGTTATGGGTATAACACTTATGGAACATTTGCCTATGGCATACAAAGGCCAGCTACAGAAACATATACACCAGCAACGACATGGAGCCTAGATACATGGGGTGAATATCTCATTGGATGCTCTGATTTTGATGGCAAGCTCTACGAGTGGCAACTGGGATTTACAACGCCAACGCTGGCGGCGGTCATCACCAACGCGCCAACAGGATGTAAGGCTGTCATGTCCACCTCCGAGCGATTTGTCTTTGCATTGGGAGCATCAAGCAATCCTCGGTTGGTGAAATGGTGCGATCAGGAGAACAATACTGTATGGACGGCAGCCGCCACCAATCAGGCTGGTGATTTTGAATTAGCCACTAGCGGCTCACTCAAGTGCGGAAAGCGCGTCAGAGGAATCAACTTGCTATTCACTGACGTTGATGTCCACACCGCCACATTTGTCGGCTTGCCATATGTCTATTCATTTGAAAAGGCTGGATCAGGCTGCGGTGTAATTTCATCGCAGGCTGTGGCGGCCATCGACACTGCCGCCATGTGGATGTCTACATCAGGCTTTTGGTTATTTGACGGCTATGTCAAGCCTTTGCCTTGCGATGTGTCTGACTATGTGTTTCAGAATCTGAACTACAACCAAGTCAGCAAGGTGTACGCCGTACACAACAGCAAGTATGGTGAGATTTGGTGGTTCTATCCATCAAGCGCCAGCAATGAAGTTGACTCCTATGTCATCTACAACTACCGCGAAAGCCATTGGAACATTGGCTCACTGTCTCGCACAGCAGGAGCTGACAGGGGTGTATTTTTGCAGCCTCTAATGGTGTCATCTGACGGCTATATCTATGAGCATGAGGTTGGTTTTGACTATGACTCAGGCTCTGTATATGCTGAGTCTGGACCTTATGAAATTGGTGCTGGTGAGAACATTATGTCGGTGCGTCAAGTAATCCCAGATGAGCAGACTTTGGGAGATGTTCAGATCAGCTTCAAGTCTAGGATGTACCCGACATCAACAGAATCGACTTATGGGCCATATCCAGCGGCACAGCCGACCGATGTGAGGTTCTCTGGCCGTCAGGTAAAAGTCAAATATACAGGCGCAATATTGGGTGATTGGCGCGTTGGCGTGAATCGATTTGATGCTGTTGCGATGGGCAAGCGTTGACAGACGAAGAGCATTTGCAGAGGCTGCGCCATCATGTGGAGGCGGCACTAGAATACTCTGGAGGAACTCATGGAATTGAGGACATCGCAGAGGGCATCAAAACAGGCAGATTTCAATTGTGGCCTGCTGATAATTCTGTGATAGTGACTGAGATCATTGTCTACCCGCGACTCAAGAATTTGCATTTCTTTCTTGCTGGCGGCGACCTAGATGAAATCCAATTGATGCAACCTTTGGTGGAGTCATGGGGTAAGAGCATGGGTTGCACGCGAGTGTCTTTGGCTGGCCGTAAGGGTTGGGAAAAGACATTCTTAAAGGACAGGGGCTACAAGCCAAAGTGGTTTGTACTTAGCAAGGATTTATAAATGTCAAATAACTTTGGCAAGTTAAAGGGGTAAAAGATGAGCAAAGACAGCGGCGGCAGCCAAACAGCAACGACAAGCATTGATCCTCAGGTGAAGGCTGCGTACTTTGACAATCTTAAGAATGCAAAAAGCGTTGCTGGAAAACTTGGGGTGCAGAAGTTTGCTGGATTCGATCCTTTGTATACGCAAGGAGAGCAACAACTTGTAAATATTGGACTTGATCCATTTACTGGTGAAGACATTCAGCAGTTCATGAATCCATATGAGCAAGAAGTCATCCAAGGCGCATTGGGCGATATTGAGAAATCACGCATGATGGCTGCCAATCAAGTAGCAAATCAGGCAACCGCAGCTAAAGCATTTGGTGGATCACGTTACGGCGTACAGCAGTCACTGACAGATCAGGCTGCTTTGGAGCAGGCCGCCAAGACAGCAGCGCAGATGCGTCAGGCTGGATATGGTCAGGCAGCAAACTTGGCGATGAATGCTCGCAACTTGGGATTAGAGGGGGCGCAATTGGTCATGGGTGCTGGCGGTGCTAGACAGCAGTTGGCGCAGGCTAGGTTAGATGCGAAGCGCAATATTGGTTTGCAAAGACTTGGCGTTGTTCAAAGCGCATTGGGTACTCAACCTGCCAACCTTGGCGGTACAACAAGCCAGCCAACATCTAGCAATAAGGCTTCTGGTGCTTTAGGTGGAGCTTTGGCTGCGTATCAACTTAGCGGTGGCAATCCATATGCAGCGGCTGCTGGTGGAGTTGTTGGATTATTAGGATGAACTACATGAACTATTTAATGCAACAGAATCAGGTAGGGCAGCCGAGCTTGCGTATGCCATCAGCCAACTATGGTGATGGACAAGGTATGCGTATGCCTACAGAGTCCTATGGCAATGGTCTTGGCATCAATCCACCAGCGTCATTTGGTGATGTCTCAGGCGCATCAACGCCACAGATGAATCCAATGATGGCTATGTCATTGCTTCAGCAGGCACAGCCAAAGGTGCAAGAGATGCCGACAATGCAAATTCCTGCTGGAAGTAATCTAAGCTATGAGCAATTGATGAAAATGTATGGCGTTCAAGGTCTACTTGGTTGAGGTAAAAAATGTCTACATTCTTAGATCAATACAACGCAATTGCTGGTCCTACTGGTTATCAGCCAATAGCACCATCAGCAGCCTCGCCAATGGACTTTGGTGGCTTACTCTTTGGCGGCATGGATGGTGGCATCAATGACTATCTGACCGAAGCACAGCGTCAAGCGATGCAACGCCAAGCGATGCTGTCAGCAGCCGCTGCACTGCTTAAATCAAGCGGCCCAAGCACCACAAGGATAACGCTAGGTCAAGCACTCGGACAAGGCTTAGAGGCTGGCGCCGCAGGCTACCAGCAGGCACAGCAGAGTGCTTTGGCGCAGTTGATGACCAAGCAGAAGCTGGATGAAGCGAAACGCGCACAACAGGCTCAGTTAGCCTATCAAAACTATTTGACTGGTCAGCCTACAGTTGGCGCGGAGATTACGCCAGAGCAGGCTATTTCAGCTCCTGGCATGGCTCTTGGTCCAACAGTTGAACGTGCCTCGATGATTGGTCAGCCAGCGCCAAGCGTTGCACCTAGTGGAATGTCAAATTTGACACGCGAACAGCGCGTGATGCTGTCGGCCCTGCCTGCTGCACAGGGCATACCTGAGATGCTGAAGCTGACTCAGCCAACAGAAAAAGCAAGACTGCTGGCCGAGCTTGGAATGAAACCTACTTTGGAAAATTTGCGCCTGCTTGAAAAGCCAGAGGCTGATCCTGAGAAGATCAGGATTCTCAAAGCATTAAACATGGATGTTAATTTGACCAATTTGCGTCAATTGGATAAGCCTGAGTCTGCTCCCAATGAGGTGCAATTGCTCAATGCGGCTGGCGTGCCAGTGACATTTGAAAACATTATGAAGTTGAAAAGATCAGGCGCTACTAGTGTCAGCGTTGACACTGGTCAAAAGGGTTTTGAAAACAAGATGTCGGCCAAGAAAACATTCATGTCAGAGCCTATCTACAAGGACTTCACCGACATGAAGTCAGCATATGGTCAAGTCATCTCAGCATTGGATCAGGGATCACCAATTGGTGATGTCGCTGGCGCCACCAAGGTGATGAAACTGCTTGATCCTGGCTCTGTTGTGCGCGAGTCTGAATTGGGCATTGCGATGGCGGCATCAGGACGCATGGATCGATTGAAGAATTACTTCAGCAAGTGGGCGTCTGGCGAAACACTCACACCAACACAGCGTTCCGACTTCAAGCAGTTGTCCAATGAGCTGTATGCGGCTGCTGGTCAGGCTTACAACCAAAAACGTGGCGAATACATTGGGTTCGGCAAAGATACTGGCGTTGACCTAGAGTCTGCATTAGGCTCCGAGGCGAGGATCCCGTCAGTGATGAAGGCGCCAGGTGGCGACAGCAAGCGCAAGCCATTGAATCAAATTTTTAACAGAACCCCATAAGGCTAGATCATGGACCCTATCAAGCAGCAGATTGACGCAGCCAGAAAAGAGGGCTACCAAGACGATGAGATCATGACTTATCTGTCCAGCCTGCCTGGTATGGATGTTCAGATCAAGTCGGCTATTGAGAACAACTACACGCCAGCAGAGGTGCTCAAGTTCTTGGCAGAGCGCAAATCTCCTGCTTATGAGGCTGGCGCTCAGAAGTCAGATCTTGAAAAGGGATTCTTGACTGCCATGCAGGGTCCAACGATGGGCTTCTATGACGAGCTGGCTGGAGCTGTTGCAGCGCCAATCAAAGCCGTCACTGAAGGCGTTCCACTGTCTCAGGCATACCAAGAGCAGCGTGACATTATTCGTGGCGCTGTCGGCTCTTACTCAAAAGAAAACCCATGGACGTCAACAGGCTTGCAGGCTGCAGCATCACTCCCCACCGTCATGATGAGTGCGCCTGCAAGAGTCACGCAGGCCACCTCCCGCGCCATTGCGCCAGTTGTTGAGGCAGTGTCTCCAAAACTGGCGCAGCTTGGCCGCTACCTGACGCAAGCGCCAGAGGCTGGCAATGTGATGGGTATGGGCCAACGCATGGCCCAGGCTGGCACTGCTGGCATTGGCTATGGCGCTGTCGGAGGCCTTGGGTCTTCTGAAGGCCAGACAGTTGGCGAGATTGCATCAGACGTTGGCAAGAGCGCCGCCATTGGCGGTGTGGTTGGACCAGTATCTCAACCAGTCATGGCTGTGCTTGGCGCTGGTGGCCGTCAGGTTGCTGCCAGGGTTTCAAATGTAAAGGCTGCGGAATACGCACAGCAAAAAGTTGCAGAGGCTTTGCTGCGTGACACGCCACCTGACTTGCTGCAAAGTGCCTTGACCATGTCCCAGACTCGCATGAGTAAGCTGGGACGCGAAGCTCGGTTTGCCGAA